CATAATTGTTATTAGCAAGAGAAAATAATTTTGCAACGTCTTCTTTAAATACAAAATCACAATCAATAAACAACGCCCACCCACTATAGTCTGTTAAGAATGGTACCATAAATCTACTAAACGTAAACTCAGTAGAACCAAGTTTATCTTCTTCACGCCAGTACCAATTTTGACTACGTAACTTATCTAATTTTAACGGAATAATTTCTACAGGTACAGATGCTGTTTGTAGTATACTTTGTTTACAAACTTCATAAGCTATATCTTCTCTACTATCATACCCTACAAAAATCTTTAATGGTTTAATCTCTTCGTTCAATATCTTCCTCCACACATTTCTCCCCATACTGTACTTCTAGTATATGACAATGCTCATCAAAGGGGTTACTGGCCTTATGCCATACTTCACAACCTATATTATATCCATTAGTACACGCATCTAACGTTTTACTATCTTTACGATTATCGTATTCTGTATCTAATATACATTTTCCTTTTAATGTATACCAATGTTCTGATCTCTTAAAATGTCTTTGATCAGATAACGCAGATCCAGGTGTAATAACTAGTTCTTTTACTTTATAAGTTACTTTATCGTCAAGTACTCTATACCAGCCCCACTTACGAATTGTTTTTGGATTTTTCCATTCTTCTAAAATCCAACTGCTAGAGTTTTTCTTATCATCGCCGCCAACTCCGTAAACAAACTTAACCTTATCAGCATATGTTTTTTCTTCAGGGACTGCGCCTTGTGTTCTATCTCCACCATTAGCAAATATAATTTGATCTCTGCTAGATGTTGTACACATCAATTTAAAAATTGCTCCACAAGCAGTATCATCTGAGTCATCAAACGAAAGAACATCGTCTACCATTTCTAGTGCTCTAATAATTGCTAAACGTTCTTTGAACGGCATAAACGGTCTACCTTTTTTTCTAGTTAACCATTCGTCTGAATTTATTCCTACTATTAGCTCATCGCCAAGTTTTTTTGCTTCTTTAAAATATTCTAAATGTCCTGAATGAAGAGGATCAAATCCACCAGTGACTAAAACATATGTCATCTACCTAACCATCTCTTTGCTGCATCAATTGGATTGCGAAGGCCTTCGTATGTACTATCGATAAAACTAATGTGCTTGCTTAATTTTTCATCAAGTTTTACTTGATTACTTTCTATACGATCAAGTTGTTCTTTAAGTTTATCTATCTTCTGTATTATTAATATTTCATGCGGTTGCATATTACCATCCAAATATATAGTCTCTTCTTACGTTTGTAAGTTCTTTTGCCCCATGTTTCTTTAAAAACTCTCCTGCACAGTATTCTGTGTCTGCATGTTGTTCAACAATAACTATCGGTTTGTATTTTAATATAGTCTGTATTGCACCTTCTAAAATAGGCAGTTCGTGTCGTTCGCAATCTATTTTTACTAAGCCAAATTTAGGCACATCTAAATCGTCTAATCTTTTTACAGTAATATTTCCTGAACCAAATGTATCTTCGTCTACATGGCTATTGCCAGTGTTAACACTATCATATATCATATTAACAGTATTTTCTGTTTTACCTAGTGCATACTTGTTTATTGTAACAGGTAAATCTTTAATATTTAATTCTAAGCATTCAAGTACTTGCGGCATAGGTTCGTATGCAATTACTTGTTTAAATTTTTTAGTTAAGGGTCTTGCCCAAAATCCTACGTTTGCACCTATATCAAGTGCTACATCAAAGTCAGTAACATAGTTATATGCTGCATCTCTAACATCATCTTGATACTCTGCTGGTCCTCCTTGACTGATTCTTTTTGTAATCATTCTATAAAAGTGATTATCAGTATCCGGCATCCAATAATTATATACTTGTTTCATATTACACTTTCTCTAAGTACACGATATATTTTACAACAAATATTTCAGGTCCTTTTTTAATTTGTACCCAACGTTCAGTAATGTCTTCGCTAATTATTCTCCAACCAAGTTCTGTATTTTTACGCTCAAGAATAGCTTTCCACCACTCTGGTTTTTCAATTATTAGATGTGCATTTCGTCCATCACTAAGTTTTTTCTTTGCAGGGTGACAAGCTATAAGATGATATTGATATTTGTCTGCTATACTATATAAATTGTTTAATACGCCTTCTAGTTGATCAGTTTCAATATGTTCTAGTACATCACTACTATAAACTAAGTCAGCTTTTTTTGGTAAATCTATAGGCGATGTTACAGGATCGTAATTATATACATTCATCTGTTCTTGCAGTTGAGTGAACGGCATACCTTTACCACACCCAAAATCTAAAATAGATGTTAATCCTTTTTCTGAAATTAACTTTTGTACACCTTGTGGGATATTTTTTGCAACTCCAAAGCCTTTTCTGCTATGTAGGCGTTGTAGTTCTTTTAGATATTTTTCTGAATGCATAGGACCTCTTTCATATATAATTATATATTACTTATCTCACACATTTTGGTTGTGGTTATTTAAAGGCTTGCGTCTTCCATGCCGGCTACTCTAAGTTTAACAACATTAGTAATCTGCCATTGTTTTTGATCTAAACCTTTAAGTAATCCTAACCATTTATTACGCAATAGTGCAAACTCGTTAATAATCTTTTCGTAGTCAACTACATCTGCTTCACCATCTACGTATTTTTCAACGTCACGGCTTGATAAAGCTCGTTGATAGTTCTCGAGATATTTCTTAAAAAACGAACTACGCAACCTACGTAGTTCAATATTTAAATAGTTTAGTATTGCTTCTATTTCTTGTAGCTGATTAAAACGATGCTCAACGATACCGGGCATTTCTGCTGCGGCACGTTCAACATTGCCTTTTAATTTTACTTCTGTACGAGCATCTAATAACTCTTGTTCAAAGTGTTTTATAGCGTCAGGAATCTTAGAAACGTCTCTTGCTACTTCTGAATAAAATCCCATTATTGTTTATTCTTCATACATATCGTCGATGTCGTCATCGTCGCTGTCGGTTTCTTCAATATCTAGATAATAGTTAATTGCATCATCTAACTCGGCATCAGAGCCAAGTATTTCAGTAAACGTATGATCATCTACACCCATATCAGCTAAAAGATCAACATATCTTTCAGCGGCTGCATAGACTGATTTTTTATCAAGATATTCCTTAAAGGTTGTCCATACTTCAACAATATGTGTTTCATCCATTTCCATTTATCTCCTCGGTTACATTTTCCACTTCTTCAGCTTCTGCGGTATTTACCTTAGAGGATATTTTTTGTGTGTATTCTGACATAATTAAATCAAGTTTAGATCCTAACCATTGTTTGCGATAATCAATATGTTCTTCGCCGTTTAAGTCAATGTATTTGAGTCTATTACCTTGTTTAACTAACAAGCCTTTCTTCTCAAACAATTCAACTAATCCTGAATAAGGATTCATACCAGTTTCATAAGGAATCTTAACCTGCACACCTTCAAAAGGTTTTGCATAACGAGTTTTCATTACTTTACAACCAGCTCTAATACCCATAACATCTGAGATCTTATTGCCGTCTTCATCTTCTTTTAGTTTTAACTTCTTCATTGCAACAACAATACTTGATGCATAGATAAAACCTTGTCCGCCACTAATTTTATCATCTGGATCAAACATATCCTGTGATGCATATGTATGATTAGTACATACTAAGCCTACGTTAAGTGAACCAATCATGTTAACAGTATTACGGACTAATGAAGTTAGTGCTTTAGGCTTACGGCCCATATCACCTTTCATGTCACCTTTGTTAAACTGATCAACGTCGGTAGGTGTTAGCAACATACCTAAACTATCAATTACAAATAATACCTTAGGACGGTCTTCTTCTTCCATTGCTCTGTAGTCTGCTACAAATGTTGATACTGTTTTAGCAACATCATCAATCATACTCATATTAAGTTTAAGTAGTTTATCTTCTGATGTATCTACATCTAATGCCTGTAACCAAGTTTCATCAAGTGCATTTTCACTGTCAATTAGAACTACAAAGATGCCTTGATCTTGTGCGTGTTTTACAATGTTACCTGCACAGAAATAACTTTTACCTGCGCCTGATTCTCCTGCAAAAACAGTTACCTTACCTAGTGGAACACCTTTGTGGAAGTCTCCACTAATAAGATAGTTAAGTGCATATGATCCTGTTGAGATCCAATCTGTTGGATCGTTAAAGCCGGAACTCATGCCTGAGATGCTTTTTGTCAAGTCCTTACGGAACTTACTAACGTCAAATGATTTAGCCATAGTTTCTCCTAATTAAAATAATAAAGTGGAAGACCTCGCTGATTACCGGATGGAGGTTTTTGCCGGAACTTCCACTTAATTTTATTGTGCTTGTCTTTGTCTGATCATTGCAAGAATGTCAGCAGCATCACCTGATGCTTCAGCTTTTGCTGGTTCAGCTGCAGGTGCTACCGGAGTTGCACCCATCTCTTCAGGTGTTGCAACCGGTGCTGGAGCCGCTTCTGCTACTGGAGCACTTTGACTTACAGCCGTTGCTTGTGGACTTGCTGCTTTAGTTGGATCACCAGTTCTTGCCTGCATACCTGCTGGACGGAAGTAGTTGCTCCAACGTTCTGAATCATATGCTTCACCATCTACTGATGCTTCAAACATTTCTTTCATAACCTTAACTGCTACTTCATCTGGCTTCTTAGGTAAGAAGTCTGAAAAGTTAAACAAACCATTAGCTTCAATAGCCTTCATTTCAACATCTGTTAATGGACGATCTCTACGTGCCCAATTAGAAGTTGAATAATCAGCATATCCACCTTTGCTTGTTTTGTTAAGACGGAAGTCTACACCAGCAGTATAATCTGTTGGTAATTCTTCCATGTCTGGATCCATTAAAGCCGCTTTAATAATTTGAAAAATCTGTGGACCAATAATAAACCTTCGAATTGGATTCTCTGGAGTAGTATCTTCTGATAAAGGATTATCTGTTACAAATCCTTGAAAGATGTATGAACGTTTCTTCCAATACTTACGACCCATATCTTCTAATGAAGGGTCTTTAAACCAAGCACGTACTTCGTTAAGTATATCACAAGTATCTCCATACATTTCCATACATGGAACTTGTACTTGTACTGGACGTGAATCAGTTTCTCCTTTAATACCGTTAAAAGGTAGTTTAATCATCAAACGTTCTTTCCAAAAGAAAGTGTTTGATTCGTCGCCATCTGGAAGGAAACGAAGTGTTGCACTTTCGCCTTCTTTAATATTCCAAAATGGGTAAATTGCGTTGTCGCCGCCGCCGCTTTGTGAACCACCTGTGCGTGATTCTTGTTCTTTCAGTTTTGCTCTGATTTCTGCTAGTGTTGCCATAGTGCCTTTTCTCCTGTTATATTGCCTATGTTGTAGAACAGCTTATACTGCTCTAGTGCCTAAGTTTGTAGCACATGTTATATACTACACTAGTATTTAGCAGAAGTCAACCTGAATCTGCTTATTTTTGGTTAAATGCCTGATAAATGTTTGATTCTATTTACTTCTTCGATGTCGTCGTCGTCTTTATCTTCCCATGGATCATCGTTCATCATATCTTCAGGTTTCTCTGGTTCCCAATCTAATGGATCAATTTTCATCGTTTTATTACGTTCTGCTAGTTTAGCTTCAAAAGCTGCTAGTTCTGGATCTTTTTGGGGTTGGTTCTGTCCTGCAAATAATGTAGTCATTCTTTCTATGAAATTTTTACTTGGCTCAATAAACTGTTCGCCGTAGTCTTTTTCTACTGCTGTTAATACTGCTGTTTCGCCTTTTGGAAAATTTCCTGTTTCTCTATCATACATTGACATAATAAATTCTGTTACAGGTAGTTGTGGTTTTTCTGGTGCTATTTCCATATCTTTAAACTGACCCATTGACTTTTCAAAAGCAGCATCTAGTTCTTCGTCGTATGATTTAAATCCACCTGATGGAAGACCTCTTGT